CACGGCCTGCGCTACACCGCGGATGACGAGCGGTCCCCACTCCACCCCGACCTCGACCTGACGACCGGGCTCCTCGTCCACATGCCCCCGAGCGGCGGCTGCCAGATCATCCCGCTCGACCTCGACAAGGGCTGGCGAGCCGCACAAGCCGCCCACTTCGTCCACCACACCGCACGGCGGTGGAAGCCCGCCGACCTCATCCGAGAGGCACTCGCATGACCGACATCTACGCCGCGCTCGCCGCTGTCATGGCGGACTGCGACCACGTCGCCAAGCGCGACCGCAACGAACACCAGCGGTTCCTGTTCCGCGGCATCGACGCCGTCGTCAACGCCGTCGGCCCCGTCCTTCGCAAGCACCAAGTCGTCGTCGTGCCGAACGTCGAGCACGTCAGCTACGACACCGTGCAGACCTCCACCGGCAAGCCCGCGACCGCGTGCCGGGTGCTCGCCACCTACTCCTTCTACGCATCCGATGGCTCGAGCATTGACACTCGGGTCGCCGCGGAGGCGTGGGACGCGGGCGACAAGGCCGCGCCGAAGGCTATGAGCGTCGCGTTCCGCACCGCGCTCCTCCAGTCGCTCGCGCTGCCGACCGATGAGCCGGACCCCGATAGTCAGACCTACGTCCGCGACAACGGGCCAGCCGCTGCGCCGCGCAATCAAGCCCGCCGCAGCGGTGGCGGCTCAGGCATCACGCAAGCGCAGCTCGGCAAGATCGGCGCGCTCATGGGCGAGCTCGGCATCCGCGAGCGCGCCGAGGCGCTCGGCTACGTCGGCGGCGTGATCGGCCGAGCGGTGGAGTCGCGCAACGACCTCACTAAGGATGAGGCGTCGAAGGTGATCGAGTCCCTAGCTGCCGACGCGGACAAGGCGGCGCAGTCATGATCTACCTCCGCTCTCTCGCCGACCTCGCCCGCGACCTGACGACCGCGCTGCTGCGGGAGGTGGGGAGGTGAGCGGGCACGGGGCCGAGAAGGACGCGGCTCGGCTGGCCGAGGAATCATTCCGGCACTCGTGGGACATGAGCGACGAGCGCCTGATCGACGGCGCATGGGTCGTCGGGCTCTGCTGCGAGTGCGGCGACTTCGTTCCCTACGGCCAGGAGGTCGCGCACGTCGCCGCCGCCCTCGCTCCGCTGATCGAAGCCGCGAAGGCAGCGGCCTGGGACGACGGACACGACTGCTGCACCTACCCGATCTGTCGCGACAACCCGCACCGCGTCACACCGCCCGGTGAGCAGTCATGACCCCCCGCTGCGAACGCCGCCAGTGGGGCGAGCCCGACGGACTCCAGTGCACCCAGCCCGAGGGTCACCTGTACGGCCACCTGTACGAGGCCAGCGCGGTCGGTGACGGGCACGACGTCAGCGAGGCGCGGGCGGAAGGGACGCGAGGATGAGGGTTCTCGTCGGATGCGAATACTCCGGCACCGTGCGCGACGCCTTCCTGGCTCTCGGCCACGACGCAATGAGCTGCGACTTGTTGCCCACCGATGTCCCCGGCCCGCACTACCAGGGGGACGTGCGCGACGTGCTCGGCGACGGCTGGGACCTGGCTGTGCTCCACCCCGAGTGCACCTACCTGTGCAACTCCGGCGTGCGCTGGCTGTCCACCGACATCACCCGCTGGCCCAAGATGATCGAGGCTGCAACGTTCTTCCGCGACCTGCTGAACGCACCGATCCCCCGCGTTGCTGTGGAGAACCCGATCATGCACGGGTATGCCGCCAAGATCATCGGGCAGCGACAGACGCAGGTCGTGCAGCCCTGGATGTTCGGCCACCCCGAGAAGAAGGCGACAGGGCTCTGGCTCCGCGGCCTTCCGCCGCTCGTCGCGACCGACGACGTGCGTGACGTCATGGCGACGCTCCCAAAGTCCGAAACCGACCGCATCCACTACGCGAGCCCCGGCCCCGACCGCTGGAAACTCCGGTCCACCACGTTCGTCGGCATCGCCCGTGCGATGGCCGAGCAGTGGGGCGCACACCTCGAGGAGGTGGCGGCGTGATCTGCCCGACCTGCCGCACCGCCCACCCCGTCAACAAGGACGGCGGCATCCGGCGCCACTCGTGCAAGCCGGTCAGCGGCCTGCTGATCCCGCTGCCATGGACAGCAGCTCCGCTTGACCTCAACCGCAGCCTGCGAGCCAACAACCCGTGGGTCAAGAACAACGGCGTGCAGCGAGCGAAGTCTGAGGCCGTGTGGGCGATCCGGGCCGCGAAGGTCCCGCCCATGGCCGGTGCCGAGATCGTGCTCCACTACCGGCCCGCCGACCGCAGGCGCCGCGACGCCGACAACCTCGCCGCCACGCTCAAGGTCTGCCAGGACGCGCTCGTCGTCGCCGGGGTTCTCGTCGAGGACTCATGGGTCACCGTGCCCGCGTCCGGCCAGCGCATCCACCCGCCGCAGAAGGGCCTCCCGGGCGCCATGTGGCTGGAACTGGTCGAGCCGGTTGGGGAGGCATCGTGACCTGCCCGGTAACCGTCACGAGTCACGAGTGGCTCTGGCTGCGCAACGTCAAGTGCGGCGAGCCAATCGCCCGCGACGGCCTCTGCGCGCACCACGCCTCCGAGCGTGCCCGCCTGCTCGAGGCGGGCGGTATGAGCGCCCACCTCGCCCTCGTGGATGGGGAGGCATCGTGATCATCGTTGACCACAAGGCCCGCCGTGAGGACGTCGCATGGATGGCGGCGACCGGGGAGTCCCTGTCCGGTGCGGCACGGCGGCTCGGCATCACGGCCAGCGGCCTGGAGAAGTGGTGCGAGAAGCATGGCCGCGTCGATGACCTGAATGTCCTCCGCAGTCGCGAGCCATGCTCCGTGTTCGACCCGCGAGCGGAGTTGGCATCGTGAGCATCTTCCGTGCCTTCTGGCCCATCGTCGACCAGCGCGTGCCGTACGACGCACTGATCCGCGAGGCCGAGGCCGAGTTGCCCGAGCTGACGATCCGCGCGCACGCCCGCATCACCAACCTCGGTGCCGGTCGCTGGTCCATTGAGCGGTCTTCGCGCGTCCCCGGCTCCGGCCGCGTCACACCGACCGTGCTCATGTACGAAGCGCCCGCCGTCGCCGCTGTGCCCGCGTGGCGGATGGGAGCGGCGTCGTGAACCTCCAGCCCACCGTCCCCGGCAAGGTCGCCGGCATCATCGCCACAGACCCGCTGACCGTGCAGTGCGCGGCGTGCGGAGAGACCGCCCAGCGCACGACCGAGTCCACCGACGCGCTGTTCCTGATGCTGTCGGGCTACCGCTTCCACACATGCGAGCGGCACGAACGCCCGCACCGACGCCTCTGCCCGCCATGCCTCGCCGCCGTGGTCGCCGAGTGCCCGCACATCGGGAGGCACCGGTGACTGAGCCCTACTACTCCGACGACCTGGTGACGCTGTACCACGGGGATTGCCGCGACATCCTGCCCCTAGCTGCGGATGTGTGCATCACCGACCCGCCCTACGCAGTCCGGTGGATGGATGCCTGCTGTGTGGAGTGCGGGAATGACGACCCGTGCGACCGGTGGAACCTCTGCTCTGAATGTCTTATGTACGGCGAGACGCCTGGTCACCGGCGGACCGAGATGTTGGGATTCGTCAGCCCGAACTGGTCGGAGAAGGCTACGCACTCGCGGGGCTATGCGGACCACGACAGCGAGGTGTTCGCGGCTCTGCTCGACGTGGTTTGGGACGGCGTGCGCCAATCACTCCCGCCGGGCGGAATGTTGGCGGCATTCTGCGGAAACCGGACATTCCACGAAATGGTGACGGCCGCGACCCTTCGAGGATTCTCGGTGTTGGACATCCTAACGTTCGTCACCGAGACGGGAGTTGCGAAGAGCACCACAACTCTTCGACCGGGCCACGAACTCGCCGCTCTCATGCGACTCCCTGGACCGGTCCGCCACATCAACCCAACATGGCGCGAGAGCAACGTTTATGCCCTGAACAAGTCGCGTAAGGCGGAATCGGATCACCTAACCACCAAGCCTCTGTCGTGGATGCATGCGCTCACACTCCTGCTGACTAAAGAGTCTGAAACCATCTTGGACCCGTTCGCGGGATCGGGCTCCACTCTCCGGGCCGCCAAGGATCTTGGGCGCCGCGCCATTGGTGTCGAGCTCGAGGAGCGCTACTGCGAGATCGCCGCACGCCGCCTAGCCCAAGACACCCTGTTCGGCGGTGTCGCATGACCCTCTACCACCTCCGCTACACCGCCGACGCCTACGACGGCCGATTCGCAGGCATCCGCTACCCGGCGCGCTACGGCGTCGACCACGCGACCGCCGAGAACATGCGCGCCGCCATGCCCAAGCCAGAGCTGTTCGAGATCGTCGAGGAAGGCGAGTAGATGCCACGCATCCACCCGAAGACCTGGGACGACGGCGTGATGCCGCTAGACGAGTTCCCACCCGAGCGGCGCGCACAGATCCTCGCAGCCATCGAGCGCCCTACGCCCCCGCCGCGCTGGCTCACGTTCGAGCTGTGCCGGATGGAGTCCCGAGCTTGGTACGAGTGGCACTGGGCACGCGGCTTGAAGTTGTGGCGCATCGAGGGCGAGGAGCGGCGCAGGTCCAAGATCCCCGACACCGTGCGCGGCAAGGTCTACGCCCGCGACGGCTTCGCCTGCCGGTTCTGCGGCTCCACGAAAGACCTGAGCATTGACCACATCCACCCGTGGTCACTCGGTGGCAGCGACGAGATCTACAACCTTCAGACGCTCTGCCGGCCATGCAACTCGCGAAAGGGGGCGCGAGTCTGATGGCCCGCATCCGCAGCATTAAGCCCGAGGTCCGCAAGAGCCTCACGGTCGGCGCATGGCCGCGCGAGGTCCGCCTCGCCTGGGTCTACCTGTGGGGCTACCTCGACGACTACGGGCGCGGCATCGACGACATGCGCCTCATCCTCGCCGAGTGCTTCCCCCTAGACCGCGACGTCACCGAGCGCAAGATGGAACGCTGGATCGCGCTCATGGCCGAGAAGCCCGAGCATGACGACACCGAGCTTCCCGCGCTCTGCCGCTACGAAGTGACCGGCCGCCACTACCTGCACGCGACCAAGTGGGCGCAGCACCAACGGGTCAGCCACCCGCAGGATTCCCGAATCCCCGCCTGCCCGATTCACGAATTGGATGGCGAGTTCTGATGAAGCCGTTCGCGAATCATTCCGGAATCGCTCCGGAATCGCTCACGACCTCGCGTGCGCGCGCGGATCAGGGAGCAGGGAACAAGGGAGCAGGGAGCAGGGGTCATGGATCGTTCGTAGTTACGAACCAAGACCAAGTGCAGTCTGTACGCGCCTGCGGCGATTGGACTTGGCGATGACCGAGAACGAGATCAACCGCGCCGCCCACGCCCTCAACGAGCTCCGCCCCGACTGGCCGATCTCCTCGCTGACGACATGGCTCCGACGCAACATGTCCGCCCGCCCGTACCGCGACGCCATGATCGCCCTGGTCTGGGTCGCGCTCGACGCCAAGCCCGACGGCACCTACGTCAGCGACCGGCCGGCACGAGTCCTCGAGCCCGGCCCCTGGTGGCGTGCTGCTGCGATCGGGGACGCATCGCTCGGCCACCCGCATCCGCCGACCCGCGACGAGCAGTGCCGCCGCTGCGGTGGCCGCCTGCCCGACTGCGCCTGCCAGCGCGAGCACCTGGCCGCGACGTACGACGACGACCCCGCACCGACCCCCACCCGCATCGACCGTGGCGCCGCACTCGCAGCCGCACGGGACGCGATCCGGGCGGCGAAGGTGCGGCCGGAGATCGAGAGTGAGGCGGCGTCATGAGCGAGCAGCGTGATGAGTTCTGGATCCGGGTCGTGGATGGCGACGAGCGGCGATGCCACATCCCGGTCGGAGTCGGCGATGTGGTCGAGGTGTCGTACGAACTCCTGGCCCAGATGCTCACTGATCTCGGCTGGACGAGGGAGGACGCATGAGCATCTGCGCCTACCGCACCGACACGCCCGGCTTCTTCATCCCCTGCATCGTCGCCTGCGCTGGTCCGTGCCGGTGCGGGGAGGACGTGCGGGCAGAGATGGCCCCTGAGAGCCCCACAATCGCCCGCTCAGGCGAGAACAGTGGCGCGGCGGACCCGAATACCAGCGATGTGATTTGCGGCCCGCAGATCGCCGATTTGAGAGGAGCGCGACCATGAGCGCGGTTGGAGACGCACGTAAGCGACAGGCTGAGGCTGGCCGCGAGCCCGATCTGCTGGCCGCGCTCAGGGCGCTGGCCGATGAGTTCGCCCAGCGACGTGACGAGTCGTGGCAGCGATACATGCGTGCCCACGGAAGCGTCAGTCAGGCGCTCCGGCAGGGCAAGTTTGAGGGAATCGAAGAGGCCGCCAACCGCCTCCGCGCTCTCATCGCCGCCCACCAGCCCGCAGAGCCGGAGCGGTGGGACCGAGACTCGCTGATCGCGGCGCTCGCCGAGGAACCGCAGGCGATGACGCTGAGCCACGACCGGATGATCCTGCAACGCAAGGACGAGGGCAACGACGCGAGGGTCGTGCTGGTTCGCTGCCCACACACCATCGGCCTGTGCTTCGAGACCGACGACTACCTCGGGTTGCTGCCGTGTCCGTGCAACGACCGGAGCGAGGTGGTCGCGGAACTCGTGCCGCGCCCCGCATTTTCGCAGAGCACATCACACCGCCCGGGAGGGTCCGATGCCTAACGCCGACTATGGCGCACCTTGCACGTGCTCGCCCTATTTCGGATGCAGTGAGTACGCGCCGGACTGCCTGCGCCACAATGCCAACGCAAGGCGCATCACACCGCCCGCCCACCAGTCGGAGCGAACCGACACGGCAGAGGCGTACAACGTTCCCTTCCTGCTCGGCAAGTTGCAGGACGCGGTGAACAGGGCTCGCGAGGACCGTGCCGCCCAGCCGTCCGAACCGGAGCGGGAGGGCGAGCGATGAGCGAGCACAGCGCCGAGAGGGGCGCAGGTCGCACCGAGTGGGGGCTCATTGTCATCACGAGCGACGGCAAGACGCTGCTGCCCGAGCACGAGATCTGCACGAGCCGTGAGAAAGCGGAGGAGCGCGCTCGCCAGGAACGCTCGTTCGGAATGACCGTGATCGTGGCGTCTCGACAGGTCACCGAGTGGGACCCGGCGACCACTCCATGCGAGGACTGCGGCGGCGATGGTTACGGTCCCGATTTCAACCCCGCACCGGGGTCGTGTCCGACCTGCCGTGGGACAGGCAGCATCACATCGCCCGCTGACGGACGCGACGGAGCCGGCCCGATGACGGCCCCCGACCGCGAGGGCGCTGCGGTGGAGGCGCTGGCGAGGCTGCTGGCCGAGCACGACGGCTACGAGTGGTGGCCGATGACCCGCGAGTTCATCTGCACCTGCGAGGCCAGCCTCGGCACGTCGTACCCCGACGCTGCCCACCGCGCCCACGTCGCCGCCGTCATCGCTGCCGGGTGGGTGCCGGAGTCCGAGGTGCGGGAGCTGCGCGAGCGGATCGACTCCCTGCGAGACGAACTCGGCTACGCGATCAGAACCCGCGACGAGTGGGAAGCCAACGCCAGCGAGGCAGAGGGGCGAGTCGAAGAGGCTGAACAGCGGGAGCGGGAGGCGGCTGCGAAGGCGCTGCGGGAGGCGGCGAACGAGGTGCGTCATGTCCGCGAGAACGGCCTCCCCGAAGGCGTCGACAGCCACCCGACCGCCGAGCACTTCGAGGACTGGCTCCGTGCCCGCGCTGAGCGGATCGGGGAGGGCGAGTGATGCTGACCATCCTCGCGACCCTGCTGCTTGCCGCCGGACTCGTGCCGCTGCTCCAGCGCGATTTGCGCCGAGCTGTCCACCGCAGGCAGTGGCGCCGGAACGTACAACGCCTCGGGATCGCGGCCCAGGGGATGTCGGTTGCCATGAGCGGCTTCGTCGCGGCCGCCGTCCGCGCGGCCGCCGAAATGGAACGCACCGCGGCGCAGATCGCCGCCGTCTTCGCCAAGGAGGGCGAGTGAAGCACATCACCGACGCCCCGATGCCCGTCCTCGAGCTGACCCGCCGCAACCTGACGACACTGCTCGCCAAGCTCGACAACCCAGCGTCCGCGCGCACGCTGATCGCGCCCGAGGGAACCATCGCCGTCCGCGCCGTAGAGGACGCCGAGCACTACGCCGACCGAGCGCCAGGCGAGGTCTACATGCCGACGAGTGGGGAGTGGTCGTGAACTGCAAGCACTGCGGCACCAAGGTTGTCGACGGTCTCGCGCTCTGCTCGAAGTGCCAGCAGACCCTCACCGTCGCCCTGGTCAACGTTGCCGCCTACCACTCCGACGTGCTGCGCATCCAGCCCGGCGAACGAGTCAGGGTTCGCGGCACCTACGTCTCCACGCCGCCACCGAGCATCCGTGCCGCGTACGACCCGATCAGCGCCGCGACCTCGGTCGTGGACAACATGCTCGCGACGTGGTGCCGGGTGCTCGCCGACGACCGCGCACTCGTCCCGCCGGCCGGAGCGGTGCGCCAGTGTGCGTGGCTCGAGCAGCATGTCCGCACGATCGCCACGCTGGAGTGGGCGGCCGAGCTGCTGCGCGACGCGATGAGCGCCGAACGGCGACTGCAGGCGATCCTCGACCGTTCCGACACCGGTTGGTACGCCGGGCGGTGCGGGACCGTGCTGGAGGACGCTCGGGTTCACGACGGCACGACCTGCCTGTGCGCCTGCCACAACGGCCTCGACTACCCCTGCGACATCGAGGGGGGCTGCGGTTCTGAGGTCACCATGATCGCGCCGGTTGTCTGCGAGCGCGGCCTGTACGCGACGCCGGGGCACGGGTGGATCAGGTGCCCCGAGTGCGGCACCACGCACGACGCTGCGAGCAGGCGCGAGGCGATGATGTCGGAGGCCCGCGATGAGCTCGCGCCCGTGTCGGTGATCGCCCGCATCGTGGTCGGGCTGGTCGACACCGAGCAGAGCGTCGAGCGGCTGACCAACCGCATCGACCAGTGGGTCTCGCGCCAGCAGTTGCACGATCTCGGCGTGCGCGTGTTGGACGGAAGGCCGCGGCGTGTGTACCGGATCGGCGACGTGTTCGACCTGGTTCAGCGCAACGTGTCGCAAAACGAGGGCGAGGCGTGCTAACGTCGTGCGTGTCAGGTTCAACGTCTGACACGCACGCCCTGAGGTCGGTGACCCCGGGGCGTTTGTCATGCCGGGAGGTGATCCCATGGCATCCGTCACCGCCACCTACGTCTACGGCGGCGCAGAGGGCGACACCGTGTCGGTCGACGTAGTCATCGAGAACGACTACCCCGACGCGCTCTCCGAGGCTCGCAAGACCGCCGTCGCCGGCATCCGCGAGCTGACCGGCATGAACGTCCCGATCCAGGTCGACGTCGACCCGGACGCCTGACTTCCGGCCCGATTTGAGCGGGCCGGGATAGCAACACCCGAGGTTCCCTCGACGAACGGAGATCACTCCGATGTCAGTAGCAGCCAAGAAGCTCAGCAGCGCGCAGCCGTCGGGCTCCCGCATTCGGCGCGGCCCAACGAACCTGTGCGGCCCCATCTACGAGCCGGATCTTGAGGACGCCGAAGCGATCCAGGAGTTCCGCCGCCGGCCGGGTGAGTCCTGGGCGACCGCGCAGGCTATGTTCGACAAGCTGGCCGGCGTCAAGGTCCGCATCCCGAACGACAAGTTCAGGTACCACTGGCGGCGCAAGTGCTTCTGCTGGCCCGACGACCTGAGACTGCCGTGAGCGAGGCTGGCGCCACCCTCGTCGCCCGCGACATCGCCAAGCGGTCCGAGCTCAAGATCCTCGTCTATGACATCGAGCGCATGAAGGGCTCGGCCTCGGTCGAGTTCTGGTCGCTCTCGGACTTCAAGAACCGACGCATCCACGCCGACGACGTCACGCTGTGGCCCCGCACGATCTGCGTCGCATGGCGGTTCCTGGGCAGCAAGTCCACCGAGTTCGCGTCCGAGTGGGGCGACGGACACGAGGGCATGCACCGCCGCATCTGGGAAGCGTTCGACAAGGCCGACATCACAGTGGGCCACAACTGCAAGGCGTTTGACGAGAAGCACCTGAACTCCGGCTGGCGCGACCTCGGGATGACGCCGCCGTCGCCGAGCAAGCCGATCGACACGCTCACTGTGGCCCGCTCGCGGTTCGGGGACGAGTCCAAGACGCTCGACGCCCTCTGCCAACGGATCGGGCTCACGGGGAAGTCGGACCGGTACGACGTCGAGGTGGCTCGCGCCGCGCTCGACGGCAACGTGGCGGCACAGCGCAGGCTCAAGGCGTACAACGTGGGCGACATCGACGCCACCGAGGCGTTGTACGTGACGTTGCTGCCGTGGATCAAGTCGCATCCGCACGTTGCGCCGGACGCCGCGACGGATGCGCAACTCTGCCCGCGGTGCGCGTCGCCCGAGGTTGTGCGGAACGGCACCTGGACGGTCGCCGTGAACCGCTACGCCAAGTACCGATGTGAGTCGTGCGGTGGGCATTGGAAGACGACGTTCGAGTCACGCGGCCCTTCGGTGAGGTCATTGTGATGCGCGTCGGCATCGACCTCGACGGCGTCTGCTACGACTTCGCCGCCTCTGTTCGCGAGTACCTGTGCAACACGGCAGGAACGCACGACCCCGAGGTGTGCACCGACCCACAACGCTGGGAGTTCTACGAGGACTGGGGCCTCGACCTCGCCGCGTTCCTCGATGCCTTCCACGCGGGAGTCGACGCGGGCGTGATCTTCACCCACGGCGACCCGCACACCAACACCGCAGAGGCGTTCGCACGGATCAAGGCAGCCGGGCACAGCATCCACATCGTCACCGACCGCGCGATGGGCAGTCCTGGTGCATCGGAGGCCGCAACGGCCGCGTGGCTCGATCGTCACGGGCTGCCGTTCGACTCGCTCACCTTCTCGCCCGACAAGACGGTTGTGAACCTCGACGTCATGGTCGACGACAAGCTGAGCAACTATGACGCGCTGGAGGCGGCGGGCGTTCGCGCCTACCTGCTGACACGACCGTGGAACCAGCACGACCCGGCCCCGCGGCGGCGCGTGCTAGACCTGCTGCACTTCGCCGAGGTGATCCAATGACCGAGGTCCGCACCACGAGCGCAACCGGCGGCCAGAAGGGTGTCAAGCCTCAGCGGTACGACCTGCTGCCCAAGGCGTTCATGGATGCGGTCGCCGAGGTCATGGCCTTCGGCGCCGAGAAGTACGACTCGCACAACTGGCGCAAGGGCTACGAGTGGTCGAAGTCCTACGCCGCACTGATGCGGCACATGACGGCCCACTGGGACGGCGAGACATACGACCCCGAGTCCGGCCTGCCACACCTCGCCCACGCAGGGTGCCACATCGCGTTCATGCTGACGTGGCTTGCCGAGCAGGGCGAAGGCGGCCAGTTCGACGACCGGTACCACCTAGACCAACCCGCCACCGCGGCGCATCACACTCCCTGAGGCGAACGGCCCGGAGAGTGGCGGGCTGACCCTCTCCATTGCGGAGGTCGACATGATCCAGCGCGACGACCTTCCTCCCACGCCCGACTGGTCACCCGAACCACATGAAGCCCCGAGCTTCGTTGCGGTCGAGATGAAGATGCCGCTCCTGTGGACTGGCGACCAGAACTAGGCATGACGTGGAACTCCAGATCCTCGACGCCGACACTCCGCGCGAGGAGCTGGTCGAGGCGCTCGGACACCTGTGCCGTGAAGCGAGGCGGGCGCAGCAGGTCGTGGGCACCTGTGAGCAGCCGACGCGCTGGGACAAGACGCACCAGATGATCGACGCGGTGCTGGACATGGTGGTCGGGCGCTGATGGCGAAGGAGAAGTACGGCTGGCAACACCAGCGTGAGCGCGCCAAGTGGGCGCCGATCGTGGCTGCGGGCGGCGTCGCTTGCCATGCCGCGGTCTGCCTCATGCCGAGCCGGCGAATCCACCCCGACTCCAAGTGGGACCTCGGCCACACCCCCGACGGCACCGCATGGACCGGGCCAGAGCACGCACGTTGCAACCGCAGCGAGGGCGCTCTCCGGGGCAACGACGCCAGGCGCGGACTGCCGCGCGGCACGAAGGTGGCGCTGGTCGTTCGACGCTGGGTTCTTTGACGGGGGGCGGGGGTCGCAACGCAAGCGCCGAACGATGCGCATGACCCCAAGCAGGTGCATTTTTTGGAGGACCCGAGTTGCCCGAGTTGACTCGCGCAGAGAGCCTCGCCGCCGATCGAGACCGGCTCGAAGCCGCTATCGCCAAGGCCGAGCCCAGAGAGCTGCCCGCCCTGGTTCGCGAACACCGCGCCGTGCTCAAGGAGCTTGAGGCGCTGGCGAAGCCGCAGAAGGGATCGACGCGTGACCAACTCGCGGAGAAGCGTGCGGCGCGGAAGGCAGGAGCCGCGGGTACTGCTGCGGCCGAAGTTCGACAGTGAGGAAGACGCGCACGACGCGGTCGACCTGATCGGCACCTGTGGGCAGACGCTCGACCCGTTCCAGGTGTTGCTGGTCTGCATCACCCTTGCGACCTTGTCCGGCCGCCTGTCTGCCTCCGAGGTCGGGGGCCTTGTTGCCCGGCAGAACGGCAAAGGCGGCTGGCTCGAGGCGGTTGCGATCTGGTCGTTGTTCGAGCCGTACCTCTATGGCGAGCTCGAAGGCCGCAAGAACACGACGCTGTGGACGGCGCACGAGCTGAAGACGTCCGATGAGGCGTGGGCTCGGGTCAAGTCGTTGATCGAGGCAAACTCCGATCTCGCCGCCGAGGTCGTCACCTGGAACGGTGGCCTGACCGGGACGCACATCATCGAGCTACGCGATGGCTCGCGGCTGATCTTCCTGGCGCGGTCGAAGTCCTCGGGTCGGGGGTTCTCGCCGCGCCGCATCATCTTCGACGAGGCGCAGGAGCTTTCGGCGCTGGCGTTCCGGGCGATGATGTATGCGACTTCGGCGCAGGGTGCCCGCCGGCAGTTGATCTTCGCCGGCACGGTTCCGTCGCTGGAGAACGACTCGGCGATCTGGACCGGTGTCCGTGACCGCGGTCGGTCGGGCAAGGTCTCGCGGCTCGCGTGGGCTGAGTGGACGCCGGAGGGTTCGGACGACCCTCGGACGCCACCGGACCCGGAGGACTGGACCGCGCGCGCGTGGGCAAACCCGGCGCTCGGTGCTCGCATCCTTGCCTCGACGATCGATGAGGAGTGGGAGGCGGCGCAGGCCGACATTGAGGGCTTCATGCGGGAGCGCATGTCGGCGTGGCCGGGCGGTGGCCACGGCTCGTTCCTGTTCTCCAAGTGGGGTGAGCGCGTCGGCGAGGCGGGCATGCCGTCCGCGTTCGGCGTGACCTGCGACTTGCAGCGCAAGGGGCTGTTCCTCGCTGGTTCGGACGGCGCATCGGTGGTCCTGGTGACACCGCAGGCGTTCGAGGCTTCCGGGCCGTGGGTGCCGATGAAGGATCTCGACTTGTTCGTCTCCGAGGTCGGGCGCATCGCCGGCACCACCCCGGTGTGCCTGCAGGAGAAGGGGCCCGCGTGGCACCTGCGGGAGGCGTTCGAGACAGCTGGCGTGCGGGTCACGCCGGTCACGTTCGAGGAGTTCGTCGAAGCGGGAGCCGAGATGGAGCGGCGGGTCGAGGTGGGCGACCTGATCCACCCCGGCGACGCAGACCTGGACGCAGATGTCCGCAAGGCGACGTGGCGCAAGGTGAACAACCGCCTCGTCCTGTCCGGCGATGCGCCGGCACTCGAGGCGGTCGCCCTCGCGCTGCACGCCTCATCCAAGCCGGCACGAGAGTTCTGGGGGGCGATCGGGTGAAGCGCATCTGGGTCGCCTACGCATCTGGCGTCGCATCACTCTCGGCGGCCGGCTTCTGCTCCCCGCTCTGGTACTTGGGCTTCGTGCCCCTCGGCGCCGGCCTGACGTGGGCCGCCTATGACCTCGTGGAGGTAGACGATGGCGAGTCTTCGTCAGCTCCGCAGCGGTGATACCCGCAACGGGTTCGATGACCTGCAGACGTGGATCAAGATGGCCGGCGCGCAGTTCCCGGTGCAGACCTCGGCCCTGCTGGGTTCTGTAGACACTCCGAGCGCCAGCGTGGAGGCGTTTCGAGAGATCTACCGGACCAACGGCATCGTGTTCGCCTGCGCGGCAGTGCGGCAGCGAATCTTCTCGGAGGTGACGTTCCGGTTCGCCTCGGTGAACAACGGACGCATCGGGCGCCTCTTCGGCACGCCTGACCTGTCGATCCTCGAGCACCCGTGGCCGAACGGGACGACGGGCGAGCTTGCGGCGCGGATGATCCACGACGCCGACACAGCGGGGAACTTCTACGCGGTGCGGCAGGGCAATCGGCTCTACCACCGCGACCCGAGCAAGACGTCGATCATCCTCGACGGCGACCCCGCGCAGGACGAGTTCGTGAACGTGGTCGGCTACGCGTACCGACCCAACGGCAAGCAGGGCCCGCTCTACACATACGTTCCGGAGCAGATGTGCCACTGGTCGCCGCTGCCCGACCCGGATCACCCCTACAAGGGCATGTCGTGGATCACCCCGATCTTGCGCGAGATCCGCTCGGACAACGCGGCCACGGACCACAAGGCGCAGTTCTTCGCCAACTCGGCGACCCCCAACATGGTCGTGAAGTTCCCCGAGAACGTGATGAACCAGGACCAGTTCGACCGCTTCAAGGCGAAGATGGAGGCGGAGTACGCGGGCTCGCGCGGGGCTGGCAAGACCCTGTACCTGGCGCCCGGTGCCGACGTCCAGGTGGTCGGCAAGGACTTCGCGGAGATGGACTTCTCCAATACGCAAGGCCGCGACGAGACCCGCATCGCGTCGGCTGCCGGCGTGCCCGCAGTGATCGTGGGCCTCAAGGAGTCGCTGGCGGGCTCGTCGCTGAACCAGGGCAACTACGCCGCCGCTCGCCGCTCGCTCGCCGACGGCACGATGCGCCCGCTGTACCGCTCGGCCGCGGCGGCACTGGAGACCATCGTCCCAGCGCCGCAGGGCAAGGGTCCGGCACGGCTTTGGTACGACGACACACAGGTGGCGTTCTTCCGCGAGGACCGCGCTGACGCCGCGACCATCCAGTCCACGCAGGCGAACACGATCAAGGCGTACATCGACGCCGGCTTCGAGCCTGACTCGGTGATCGCCGCCGTCGAGTCTGAGGACCGCAGCCTCCTCAAGCACAGCGGCCTCTACAGCGTGCAGCTCCAGAAGCCGGGCGCTGCCGACACTTCCCCGACAGGAGTGACCCCATGACCGAACTCCAGCACCGTCCGCCCGCATTGGACGACCTGTGCCGCGAGGTGTCCTTCGAGCTGCGCGACGCCGGGGGTTCGGCCGGGGACGGCAACACCCTCGACGGCTACGGAGCCGTGTTCGCCAGCCCCACCCGGATCAACTCGTGGGAGGGCATCTTCGACGAGGAGATCGCCCGGGGCGCGTTCAAGAAGTCGCTGTCCGAGCGCACGCCCGTCCTGCAGTTCGACCACGGCCGGCACCCGATGGTCGGCTCGATTCCGCTCGGCTCGTTCGAGACGCTGGCCGAGGACGACCGGGGCCTGCACGTCGTGGCCCGCCTGCACGACAACTGGCTGGTTCAGCCGGTGCGCGACGCGATCGCGTCCAAGGCGATTCCTGGCATGTCGTTCCGCTTCTCGGTGGTCAAGGAGGAGTGGCGCACGGCGGCGGGCGAGCTGTTGACCGACGAGGCGGAGATCTCCCGCCTGCTGTGGGCGGCGACCGAGGACGCCCCGTCGACCATCCTCAAGCGCACGCTCAAGGAGGTCCGGCTCTACGAGGTCGGCCCCGTCGTGTTCCCCGCGTACACCGACACCACCGTCGGCGTGCGCTCGCGCGAGTTGATCTCGTTGCTCTCAGACCCCCAGGTGCGCGCCGAAGCGGCTGCGTTCCTGGCAGGCACTCCATCCGAGCCGAGCGAAGCCGCAGGGGCTTCCGGTGAGGGGCGAGCCGCATCCCTCGACGAGGAGCCGACCGAGCCGGTCACTCCCGTCACGCCCGTTCCATCACTTGCGGTGCTTGACGCCGCACTCAGGACTCAAGGAGTCACGAAATGAACATCGAGAATCTCCGCAAGGAGATCGAGGAGCTGGACGCCAAGATGCGCTCCGCTCTGTACGCCGAGGATGGCGAGCTTCGCGACGATGTGACCGAAGAGGTTCGCGCCGAGGTTGCTGCCGATCTGAAGCTTCGCAACGAGAGGGTCGCCCTCTTCGAAACCCACGAGGCGATCAGGGAAGCCGCCAAGCTCCCCGAGCGCACCGTCGAGCCGAACCAGGCCCCGGCCGTCCACATCCAGCGCGACGCGCTCGAGGTCGCCGAGGACCGCTCCTCGACGCGCATGCAGATCGCCGACGCGGCGATGCGTCAGCTCGAGGACAAGGTCGAGGCGCCCGAGAACCAGGCGCACGTCCAGAAGATCCTGCGAGCGCACTCCGGTGACCGCGAGTGGGCGCGCGGCATCATCCTCCGCTCGACCGACGAGTACGCCTCGGCGTGGCTCAAGGTCATCCAGGGCCGCGAGTTCGCCCTGACCAACGAGGAGCGCACCGTCCTCGGTGTGACGACCAGCGCGAACGGCAAGTACCTCCTGCCGACGCACTTGGACCCGACCATCATCCTCACCTCGACCCTGTCGACCAACGAGGTCCGCAAGCTCGCTCGCGTCGTCACCCTGACCGGTGGCGCTCCGGCGTGGAACGGCATCACCTCCGCGGGCGTCACGGCGTCATGGGACGGCGAGGTCGTGGAGGTCAGTGACGACAGCCCGACCTTCGGCAACCCGAGCATCAGCACCGTCCGGGCGCAGGCCCTCGTGCAGGCGTCGATCTCGGCCGTGGAGGACATCGCCGACCTCGGCACCGATGTGATGATGATGTTCGCGGACGCCAAGGACCGACTCGAGGGCGCCGCTCACGCGACCGGCGTGGGCACCACGACCCCGAAGGGCGTCTTCACGGCCGTTGCCGCGGCGTCCAAGACGGTCACCTCGGGCACGGCTGCCACGATCGCGCTGGCGGACCTGCACTCGGTCTACCAGAGCGTTCCGAAGCGTTACCGCGGGAACGGCACCTGGCTTGCCAACCCGCTGTACACGCTGGCGATCAAGGCGCTCGGCACCGCCGTGTCGGCGTCCTTCTCTGGCGACCTGCGTGAGCCGGTCGCGGGCCGCATCCTCGGCGCTCCCCTCGTGGAGTCCGACGACGCTCCGTCCGCCCAGACCACGACCGCGCTGGACCAGGAGGTCCTGTTCGGAGACTTCTCGCAGTTCGTGATCGTGGACCGTCCCGGCGGCATGAGCGTGGAGTACATCCCGCACCTGTTCAACACCGCCACCAACCTGCCCGACGGTCGTCGGGCTTGGTACGCGACGTGGAGGAACGGCTCGGACGTGACCAACGCCGACGCCTTCCGCCTGCTCGTGGACAAGACCTCCGCCTGATCTGAGGTCAACAAGCTGGCGCTGCCCCCGAGTCTCCCGTTCTCGGGGGCAGCGCCACTCAACGGGAAAGGAATCACCCCATGCCACACCCCAACCAGCCCGTCGTCGTGCGCCACCCCGACGTGGTCGGAGTCATGGTTGCGCTGCACCCCTCGGCCGAGTACGACGCGGACGACCCGATCGTGCGCGCGTACCCGCAGTTCTTCGCTGACATTGAGGACTCGGGTCGGATCGTCGAGAGCGTCAAGATCGAGAGTGCTTCCGCCGCACCCGGTGAGAAGCGGTCCCGCAGCCGGGCGAAGTGAAGCCGGGAACGGTCGCGGTCGGCTTCCTCGACCCCGGCCACTGGTCCCACTGCTTCGGCCAATCGCTGATCGATCTGTACCTGTGTGACGCTTTCGGCTCCAAGCGGCTCGTGCCGCACGGCAAGCAGCTCCGCGACCACTGCCAAGCAGGGGCGGTCCCGGACGGGCGCAACAAGCTCGCGCAGCAGTTTCTCGACTCGACCGAGTGCGAATGGCTGTTCATGGTCGATTCCGACATGGGCTTCGCGGCCAACACCATCGACCGACTCATCGAGTCCGCCGACCCCGCCGAGCGCCCCGTCGTCGGCGGCCTGTGCTTCGCGCTGCGGCGTGATGGGCTCGGCGAGTTCTACGGCCAGAAGTACATCGTGGTCCCCACTGTGTACGAGTTCGTCGACAGCGAATCCGAGGTCGGGTTCCGTTCGGTCGTTGACTATCCCCGCGACGCGCTGCTGCGGGTCGACGGCACGGGCGCGGCCTGCATCCTGATCCACCGCACGGCGCTGGAGAAAGTTCGCAAAACGGTCGGCGACCACTGGTTCGACCCAGTGCGGCACGGCGGCTCGACCTACTCCGAAGACCTGTCCTTCTGTCTGCGGCTCACCGCCTGCGACATCCCCCTGTGGGTGAACACGGGCGTCCGCACCACCCACGACAAGCACGGCGTGTTCCTCGACGAGGACGAATACGACCGCTGCCGTGCTCTCCACGCCACCCCCGTCGAGCAAGGAGCGTGACCGATGTCAGCACTTGCGCTCGACGAGGCCAAGGCCCACCTCAACATCACGACCGACAACTACAACGCGGAGTTGCAGGCGGTCATCGACTCGGCGGAGGCGGCGCTAACCGAGCGCGTCGGCCCGCTTGTGTCCACATCGGTCACCCGGCGGATTCCCGGCGGCACCTACCAGCTCGCACTGCCCGTGACGCCGGCCGTCAGCCTGACGTCGGTGACGCCCTACTCGGGCACGGCGCTCACCCTGTCTGACCTGTACCTCGACACGAGGACGGGCCTGGTCACGTTCAACAACATGAGCCCCTTCGTAGCGGCGTATTACGACGTGGTCTACGACGCCGGCCGCTCGACCTGCCCCGCCGACTTGTTGTTCGCCGTCAAGGAGCTGGTCCGGCACCTGTGGGCGACCCAGCGCGCGGGTGCCCGCGGAGGCGCCTCCGCCGAAGGCAATGCAGCCCCGGGCGCGGCACATCTGCTGCCCTACCGTGTGGCCGAGCTGATCGTTCCGCACGCGCAGATCGGCGTTGGCTGAGGTGGCAACCGCCGCATTCCCGATCGTGATCGCCGCCCTCGTCTCCGCCGCCGACACGGCTCTCGCGGCGACGGACGCCGTCCGCGTGGTGCGCGGGTTCGACCTGTCCGATGACCCGTCCGATGTGGTCCTGATCGGCGTTCCGAACCTGTCCGACGTCAACGCGATCTCGGCCGGCACGTTCTCGCAGACGCAGGCCACGATGGGGACCCCTCGCAGCCGGGACGAGACGGGCACCATCAACTGCGTCGTCATGGCCCGCAATGGTGAGGGCGACCAGGAGGCGGCCTGTGCGGCCGCCTTCGGCTACCTCGCCGACATCGAGTCCGCCGTCCGCTCCGACCCAGCGCTCGGCGTCACGGCGTTCGGCTACCTCGTCGCCG